ACTAAATTAACTCGCATAATATTTCGTGTAGTCCAACGACCATCAGACACACGCAACATATTATCAGTTGGGAAAGTAATTCTTGGGTCTTCATTTAATAAAAGTCTGAAGAATAGTTCGTGTCCTTTCTTTGTACCCTTTGCAAGATAAAGGTCACGAATATTTTTTGTTAGTTTTCTTTTATCTACACCAGCATCAACATTGTCTGTTATACCTTCAAGGAATGAATCTCTAAACCTATCTAAGAATGTATAAAGAGTTGCATCAACATTGGTATAGTTAAGAAGTTGTTGAATACTTGATACTGGGTTTGGTCTATAAGATTCTATCGTACCAGAAGAATTAGAAGAAGAACCATTTACAGTTTCACCAATTATAAATCTAGTTTGAGATGTTACAAATAATCTTTTGTTATTATCAACATCATCAACTAAAACTTTTGCAGTTGCACCAGAAGTTAATCCAGTAATAGTTTCACCTATACTAAACTTAGCTTCAGAATCTTCTAGAACAATATTGTCACTAGATTCATCAAGAACAAAATTTACAGAGGTAGTTTCTTGAACAAGATAATTATTAACTTCACTAAAAGTAATTTCAGAACTTTCTAGAAATTGATAATAAAGTTTTATGAACTGATTAAATACTGGATGGTCTGACTGAATAAATTCAGGCAGTTGATTTTGTATATGAGTTGAAACTTTATTTTTTAATGAGTTATCATTATTTGCCATGACTAGTATCCACTAGAACTCGTTGAACTTGTTGAGGAAGAGGATGCACTAGAACTTGAACCACTATAAGAACTTGTTGTTGAAACACCTACACCAGCAGATGATGAACCAGTTGCGATTGTATCTATACTTGCACTAATAACACTATTAGATAAATCAATTTCTAACACTTGATTTCTTACTGCAATGATATCATTTGATTCTGGTTTTACAATTAATCTAATTTTAGTTGAAGCTACACCATCTATATTTGATATCTCTGTAATATTTAAAGATGTTAATACTACTTGACCATTTACATAATCAATAGTACCAGCAGTATTATCTTGATATGTTTTTGTAGTACCGTCAACAATGTAATACATTCTTACATTACCTATACCATCATCATTTAAAAACATTTCATTTGTATTACCAGATATTTTAAATCCAGATGAAGATAATATACCACCAGCGTCAGAGTCATGACCAGAGTGTGGATTATATAATCCATTACTAAATGGAACAGTATACTTTGTAGAACTATTTAATGTTGGTGTAAAGTCTTTACTTAGATTGACCGTTGTAATATTAGATGTAATTGCATCATCTGTTTCATCAATCAATCTTGTAAATGCAGAGTGTCTAAATGCACTATCAAAGTTTGTAAGATTGTTAGTATTAAAATTAGTAACTGTTGTCAGAACATTTGACTCTAATGTTTCTTTTGCTTTAATTGTATTTTTAGAATTGTATGTAAAGGTTATTCCTAATCTTAACTTTGTATATTCTGGGTCAATGATTGCTGGAGTAACAGATGCAACACTATAAGTTTCTTTTAAATCTTTTACTATTTGATTTTTTGCAGCTGCAGTGATAGAACCAGTTGTTGGAACAATTGATATATAAACTTTTCCATACACTGGAATATCATTATCTTCTCCACCATAGACTTGAACAGATTTTGCATTTGCATAAACCTTTGGAACAATCGCTTTAAAATCATTAACTGTAACTGCACGACCTTGAGCTGCATAATCAAGAGGTGCATTAAATTTAATTGATTGAATACTTTCTTTTTCTGCACCACCAGATGCACTTGAAACAGTTGCAGTTGTAATATCAGTAATTGTAGAAATAGTTGCAGAGGTTGTAAAGTTTGATGCACCATTCGCTTTTGTTTTATTTGTTACAACATATCTCATACGAACAATGTTACCATCTGATAATGCTTTACCAGTGATACCATCACCAAAATAAATTTCAAACTTACCATCTACACTTTCTTGTAAATAGTAAACATCTGAGTCTGATTTAACTTGTGTGTTATCTAACGCTTGAGTAAATGTTGTTGAAGATGTGGCAGATGCATTATCAAATACATCTACGATTAGAGTTGTAGTATCTCCATTTGCATCATTAACATAAAACTTTTGGTCTACATTTTTTGTATCTACGGTATAACGATTAGTTATATAAGTTCCCTCATAGATTGGAATATTAGAAAATGTCAGAACACCATTTACAACTTGTGAAGTATATTCTGCAATCGTAACAAATTGATAATTGATATCATCAATGACTGTAGTAAAAACTGTTCCTACTGGAATAGTTGCAGAAGACAGTGTTCCAAAATTATTTAAAGTGACATTGATATATGCAATAGGAGCTCTTGCAGAGTTTGGAATATAACCTAGTGTTTTTGCATGAGAGACAACTGAAGAACGAACAGATGCAGTATCAAGAAAAGATTCGTTTGCAACCATATTCATGTTCATTGCAAGGTAATGTGTATTATATGAGAGAACATCTAACAATGCACTCATACCAGAACCTTCAAAATCATAATCAGTAAAGTCTGATTGATTTCTCATAAAGGTTTTTAAATTAGATTTTATATCGTCAAAGTCTAAATCTGTTACGTCTAATCTTTTTTCTGTTGTTGCCATTATCGTAATCTCTCTAATGTAAATGATAAATCAACAAGTTCAGTTGGTGCGTTCTGAATATAGAACTCAACAATAACTTCATATTGATTAGTATCAAACCTTGGTATAACTTCAACTGAAGTAAGTAATGCTCTTGGTTCAAAGTTTGTTATTACATCTGTTATTTTTTGTTGTAATGTTTGTGCAGTAAACGGAGTCATATTTTCAAATAACATATCACGAACACCAGATGCAATCTCTGGATGAAAAGGTTTTTCATATTCACCTATCTGTACAAGATTACGAACACTTCTCTTTACTGCGGCCGCATCAGTTAAAACATTAATCTGTTTAGTAACTGGATGCCTACCAAAGTTAAGATTTAAATCTTTGTATATTCTTGCAGAGCGAGGTGAATCGTTTGTTCTTTCTGCATCTCTGTATGCTGGTTGAACTGCCATTATACTTCTTGACTCCCTAAAGGTCTACACTGATATTCTACTGTCTTCCAGTGTCCATCCTTCATAACTTCTAATTCTGTTTTGAGAACAACACATTCATCTTTGTTATCAAATAATTGTACATTCTGATACCTACAATCAGTATCAGATAAACACGCAGTTAATAGTAAAGTCCAAATTACTTCCATTGTATGCCTCTCTGTTTATTTATACAATATACCCAAGTGGTTTAAGGGTTTCTCTTTGCCATCCATAACTACTACTTCTTGAACCAGAAGGCCCCCATTGTCTTTTACCTCCAAGGTCTGCGTGGATAAAATAACCACCATCATTTGCTGGGAAGTATGCACCAATACCTTTAATACCGTGTTTCACTAAGAGTTGCATAAACTTTTGTCTATCTGCAACAGAAGTATTTGTAAGACGAATATCAACAGCCTTTCCTTGCATATGCATACTCTTTCCACTACCACCAACCTTTTCATTATATTTTGGACTACGATACGCAGAAGTGATTGTTAAAGTTCTTCCATATTCTTTTGCGACATTTTCCATAATCTGTCTTAGTGATGAAGAAATACGAGGGTCAGTATGTGAAAGGAAGTTAAGTAGTTTACCATCAAAATTCTTTTGGGTCAACTCTGTATTAGTGTCATCATCAACTACATTACTTTCAGATTTAGATGCATCTTCAAAATCATTACCATCACCATCAGCAATAACTTGTGGTTCAGTGGATTGAATTTCAAATGGTTCATTTGAATCTACATCAAGTCCAACAGCAATATCGGATTCTCTACCTTTAATAATTTCTCTTGCTCTTGTTTCACTCATTCCAGTACCAGAAACACCAAATGCAGTTTCCGCTGTGGATACTGGATTAGGGTCAACCTCTGGGGGAAGAGTTGGTTCTGCAAGGTCTGTCTCACCAGTGTCACCAATAAAGACAGTACCAGAACCAACTTCAATAATATTTGAACCATCTGAACCAGAGATACCAGCAGGGTCATCACCAGTATCAGCGGTATCACCTTTACGAGCTGCGTTTTGTGTTCCACTAGGTTGATTAATCTTAATTGTTGAATCTGACTCAATAGATACTGCTTCAGTAACGTCTAAGTCATATTCACCAGTGATTGAAGTTTGTTGACCTTCTGCAAATGTTTCCGTAACTTTCTTTGTTACACTTTCATTCTTGGTATCTTCATAAACTTCAACAACTGCTTTCTTTACATTCTCTGTTTTAGTATCTTCATATATTTCTGTAACTGAACCCTTGACTGTTTCAGAAAGTTTACCACCAACATTAATAGTCATATCCCTATCAACATTAAGAGTATAGTTACCTTTAATATTAGTATTGCAATTAGAATCTACTGTAAGATTACAAGTACCTTTTACATATGCATATCTAGAACCAGCAATAATTTCATACCCATCACCAACAATTTTTAAAACCTTATTACCACCGTCATCAATCTCATAGTAAGAACCACTTCTATGTCTTTCGTGAATCCTTGTGCGAAATTTTGTGTCATCAAATTCACGAATGTGTCCACTCTCTGTTTCGTAAACATGATTATATGGATAGGTTGCTTCGTAAGGACTTTCTGGTTCTGCCCATGCTTCACCGTCAGCAGTTCCAATGTTTGAAAAGATTTCTTCCTTTCTTGTTTCTGC